ATAGCAAAAGCAAAAAAGAAAATAGCTTATAAAGAATCTAAAATAAAAACAGAACAAGAAGTACTCAAAAAAGCTACAGAAAAAACTACATCTAATATAGTAACTGATGAGCAGTTAGAACAAGTATCTCCTTCTATTAAAGAAGTATTACAAGAAAACAATGTAATCTTTCATGCAAATGAAGGTCCACAAACAGACTTTTTAGCTGCTGATGAAAAAGATGTTCTTTATGGTGGTGCTGCAGGTGGTGGTAAATCCTATGCAATGTTAGTTGACCCACTACGCTATGCTCATAAAAAAGCACATAGAGCATTAATATTAAGGCGTTCTATGCCAGAACTACGAGAAATGATTGACAAGTCTCGTGAACTATATCCACAAGCATTTCCCGGTGCTAAGTTTCGTGAAGTAGAAAAACTATGGAACTTTCCTTCAGGAGCTAAAATAGAATTTGGCTTCTTAGAAAGAGATGCAGATGTTTACAGGTATCAAGGACAAGCATATAGCTGGATAGGGTTTGATGAAATAACTCATTTACCTACAGAGTTTAGTTGGAACTATCTTGCTTCTAGACTTCGTACTACTGACCCAGAAATAAAAACTTATTTACGATGTACAGCTAACCCCGGTGGTGTAGGTTCTCATTGGGTTAAAAAAAGATATGTAGATTCTAATGAGTATAATAAAAGTTTTTTAGGTAATGATGGTTTAACAAGAAAGTTTATTCCTGCTAAGTTAGCAGATAATCCATATCTCGCAGAGGATGGAGTTTATGAACAAATGCTTAAATCTTTACCACCAACTCAAAGACAACAACTATTAGAAGGTAACTGGGATGTAGCAGAAGGTGCAGCATTTACAGAGTTTGACCCTAAAACACATGTTATTAGTCCTTTTGCATTACCAATTCATTGGGAAAGAGTAAAAGGTATTGACTATGGTTATGCCTCAGAAAGCTGTTGTTTATGGGGAATAATGGACATGAATGACAATACTTTAATAATTTATAGAGAATTATACAAAAAAGGCTTGACAGGTGTTGAATTAGCTAGTATAATAACAGATATGGAGACAGAAGACCCTTTTTCTGTTAGTGGTGTTTTAGATACTGCAGCGTGGGCAAATACAGGAACAACTGGTCCTACTGTCGGAGAATCTCTTGTTAGAGCTGGACATAAATTAAGAAGAGCTGACAAGAATAGGATTCAAGGTAAAATACAAATACATGAGTATTTAAAAGTTAGAGAAAATGGAAGACCTAAGTTACAGATATTTAATACATGTCCTAACTTAATAAGAGAATTACAGTCTATACCATTATCTAAAAATAATCCTGAAGATGTAGATACACATGCTTCAGACCACGCATATGATGCATTGCGTTATATGATAATGAGCAGACCTAGAATGGAAAGCCCACTAGAAAGAATTAGAGGATTAAAAAGAGAAATGTTTAAACCTGCTGATTCTACATTTGGATATTAAACTATGGCAGAAAAAGAAAATACATTTTTAAGTGCTGATAATATTTATGAAGATGTAGAAGGTGAAGCTGGAAAAACATTAGCATTAGAAGAAGACCAAGAAAGAAATCTTATAGGTATTATTAAAGGTAGATATGCTCAAGCTGAATCTGCTAGAGATACTAATGAAAGAAGATGGATAAAAGCATATGAAAACTATAGAGGTTTATATGCTAAAGGTGTTAAATTTAGAGAGTCTGAAAAGTCTAGAGTATTTGTAAAAATTACTAAAACTAAAGTACTAGCAGCTTTTGGACAATTAGTAGATGTTATATTTGGAACAGGTAAATTTCCAATAGGAATTACAGAAACTAAAATACCAGAAGGTGAAACAGACTTTGCTCATTTAGATATTAATAATCCAACACCTAATATAGAAACATCAATACCAGATGATATAGGAAATAGAATAGATAATCCTTATGATGTTGGTTATGAAGGTGATGGCAGAACTTTAAAACCCGGAGCTACTTTTTATAATGGAATGTTTGAAGCTCCTATTGAAGTTCAAGCAGAAGAAGCAGGTATTTTATCAGATGGAGTTAGTCCAGACCCAAAAGCTTTAGAACTTTCTCCTGCACAAAGAGCTGCAAGAAGAATGGAAAAACTTATTCATGACCAAATAGATGAATCTAATGGTAATGCTGAAATAAGAAATGCTTTATTAGAATCTGCTTTAATAGGTACAGGTATAATAAAAGGACCTTTTAATTTTAATAAAAAACTTCACAAATGGGAAAATGGAGAAGATGGTGAAAGAACTTATAGTCCATTAGAAGTAAGAGTACCTAGAATAGAATTTGTAAGTTGTTGGGATTTTTATCCAGACCCTTCAGCTACTAATATGCATGAATGTGAATTTATAATTCATAGACATAAAATGAATAGAAGTCAATTAAGACAACTACGAAACATGCCATATTTTAATGAAGATGCTATTCGTGAATGTATTCAAATGGGTCCTAACTATATTGAAAAAGATTACGAATCACAAATTAGAGATGATAATGTTTCAGAAGATGATTATCAAACTAATTTTGAAGTTCTTGAATACTGGGGTATTATGGATGCAGAGTACGCAAGAGAAGTAGGAATAGAAATAAGTGATTCTATAGATGATTTAGATGAAGTACAAATTAATGCATGGATATCTGGAGATAAATTACTTAGAGCAGTAGTTAATCCATTTACACCTTATAGGTTACCATATCATGCTTTTCCATATGAAAGAAATCCTTATAACTTTTTTGGTATAGGTATAGCAGAAAATATGGATGACAGTCAGCAAATTATGAATGGTCATGCAAGAATGGCTATTGATAATTTGGCAATGTCGGGTTCACTTGTTTTTGATGTAGATGAATCTGCTTTAGTAGGTGGACAAAGCATGGAAATATATCCCGGAAAAATATTTAGAAGACAAGCAGGAATGCCCGGACAAGCTATACATGGTTTAAAGTTTCCTAATACATCACAAGAAAACTTAATGATGTTTGACAAGTTTAGACAACTTGCAGATGAACAAACAGGAATACCTAGTTATTCACATGGACAAACAGGTGTTCAAAGTATGACAAGGACTGCTTCTGGTATGTCAATGTTACTTGGAGCATCTAGTTTAAATGTTAAAACAGTTATTAAAAATCTAGATGATTTTTTATTAAAGCCACTTGGAGAATCTTACTTTCAATGGAACATGCAATTTCATGAAGGTAATTTAGATATTGAAGGTGATTTAGAAGTTAAAGCTACTGGTACAAATAGCTTGATGCAAAAAGAAGTTAGAAGTCAAAGATTGACTATGTTCTTACAAACTGCACAAAGTCCAGCTATTGCACCATTTGTTAAAATTTCTAAACTCGTAAGTGAACTTGCCTATAGCTTAGACTTAGACCCTGATGAAATACTCAATGACCCTGAAGAAGCAGCTATAATGGCACAAATAATAGGAATGCAAAATGCTGGACAAGAAAATGGCAATGAAGCTCAACCCGGTGGTCAACCATCCCCAATGGGAGGATTACAAGGAACACCTGAACAACCTCAAGAACTTGGCGTTACAGGAACTGGTGGTGGCAACATCGGAACAGGAAATGTACCGGTTGCAGGGGAAGCTGAATTTACTGGGCAGGTTGGATAACCTAAGTTTAGAAATTAAAGAAGCAATTAACAGAAAAGAGGAGATATAAGTATGTTAGATTTATTAGATACAATTTTAAAAATAGTAGGAGTGATACCTTGGATAATTTCAATATGTTCAATGATTGCTGCTTTAACACCGACACCACATGATGATAATTTAATAAGCAAAGCTTATAAAGTTATTGATTGGTTTGCTATAAACATAGGAAGAGCAAAGGAGAAATAGTATGAGAAAAGGAAAAAAAGAACATCTTATAAATTTAGAAGGTAAAATACAAGCTGCTATGTTAGCTAAAAAAACTGATATGACTCAAGATGAAATTCAAGATATGTTATCTGAAGGTAAAATACAAGCAGCTATGATGTTAAGAGAAAATAAAGAGGGTGGAGGTATGTTATCAAGAGAACAATATGGAGCTGGTGCAATAGTTAAAAATATATTAAATCTTAGAAAAGGTGCAACTAAAGCACCCGGAAGAGCAGCAGAAGAAGCTAAATTACAAAAACAATATGATACTTTAATGAAAAATCATAATGAAGATTTAGCTAAACTTGATAAAATTAAAGATACTGGTTCTGAAAAACAATTAAAAGAATTAAAAGATAAGATACGAAGTGATACAGAAGATTTAATAATGTTAGAAGAAAATTTAGATGCTTTAAAAAATTATTCTCCGGGTGGTAGAAAAAGAGAGTTTACTGGTGGTTTATTGTCTGATGATAGTAGACAACCTTATAGTTTAGGTCAAATAGTTAAAAAATTTATTAAACAAGCTGAAAAAAATAAAGAAAAAGCAAAGAAAAAAGAAACTCCAGAATCTTTATTAGATGATTCAACTGATATGGCAGATAGAGGTACTATAAATATGAAAGATGCCATTAAAATGTTAGATGATGGAGAAGAAATAAAAACTATTGAGACACTTTTAGAAGCTAGTGGATATACTAAAAAAGATATTAAAGGTTTAATAGATGTTTATAGAACAGATATTAACATAGCAAAACCTAATATGACTATAGAAGAAATAATGGAAGAGTATGATAGACTAGGAATGGCTCATGGTGGAGGAAATTTACCTAATGAAGGTTTAGAAGCTTTACATAAAAAAGAACCAGAACTTGTTGGTAGAATGATGGCACAAGAAGGTGGTTCTATGGATGACCAAATGATGATGGTTATGTCTGCTGAACCTATGGAATCAGATAATTCTATGGAACAAAACTATACACAATTTATTATGGAAGAAGCATTAACAGATGATGAAGAAGATATGCTTGTTTCAAAACTAGAACAAGATGAAGAGCTACAAATGTTATTTGATAAAGTAATAGATGTAGCACAAGAATTTGCTGGGTCTGGTCCTGTTGATGGACCGGGTTCAGGAGTCTCTGATTCGATACCTGCAAGGTTATCGGATGGAGAATTTGTTTTTACTGCAAAAGCTACAGAAGAAATCGGAGAAGACAAATTAATGTCTATGATGAAAGATGCTGAAGCTCAAGCAGATGAAAGACAAGAAATGATGCACGGAGGTACTCCTCATATGGATAAAGGAGAAGAACAAATTTTATCTAATGTAAATAGAAAACAAGTAGTCAACACAGGTACTAATGTACTTGAAGAAGATGAAACATCTAAAAACATTAAAGGAAATATGTACAATCCTAATATTCAAGATAAGTATGTTCGTAGCTAAAAACGATAGAGCTACCCTATTAGCGTAGGCACTTTATCAAATAAAAACCGAAAGGCTACCTTTACAATACAAGCCCTCTAGTCGACATAGAGCTACCTTGTAACCGAAGCCCCAATTAGGAGAAAAGAAAATGACTAATGAAGTCCAAAAAGAGGAAACGCCAAATCCTTATAATTTAAAAAAACCTTGGCACGAAGGAGAAGATAAACCTTTTGTATCATCACAAAGCCTTTATTTTGAAGAGCCTTCTGAAAAGAATAAACTTTTCAAAACAGATGACATAACTGAAGTGGAAGCTGAAGGAAGTGTTAATACTGATAAATTGGAACTGAATGAGGATAAACCTTATAAAAGACCAAATTATAAAAAGCGTTATGATGATTTAAAAAAACATTATGATAATAAACTTAATGAGTTTAGAACTAGAGAACAAGAGTTAATAGAAGAAGCTACTAAAAATAGAACAAGCTATAAAGCTCCTAAATCTGAAGAAGAACTAGAAGAGTTTAAAAATAATTATCCTGATGTGTATGAAGTTGTAGAAACTGTTGCTCACATGCAATCGGAGTCTAAAGCAAAAGTTCTAGAAGAACGCCTTAGTAAACTCCAAGAAAGAGAAAATCAGTTAATACGACAAGATGCAGAAACTAGGTTAATGGAAAAACATCCTGATTTTGAAGATATTAAAAATAGTGATGATTTTCATGAATGGGCTAAACAGCAACCTAAATCTATCCAAGATTGGATATATTCAAATGCTAGTGATGCCACTTTAGCTTCTCGTGCTTTAGATTTATTTAAAAAAGACTTTGGTATAGAACCTATAAAGACTAAGTCATCTTCTAAACCGACCAGACAATCTGCTGCAGATATGGTTTCAACTAAAACAACAACTGTTGAACCAAAGCAAGAGAAAGTATGGTCAGAAAGGGAGATTGCTGCATTGAGTATGGCAGAATTTGATAAATACGAAAAGGAAATATCAGATGCTATGCAAGAAGGCAGAATCACAAAGTAACTATATAACTTAAAGGAGATGTATCATGGCTCAATATTTTGAACCCTCAACCGATACAAATGCTAACTTTGCTAACTCCGTAAGTGGACAAACTAATAGTTTCTTCTTACCTTCGGTTTACTCTAAAAAGGTTTTAAACTTCTTTAGAAAAGCCTCGGTAGTTGAAGCTATCACCAACACAGATTATGCTGGTGAAATTTCCTCTTATGGAGACTCAGTAAAGATTATAAAAGAACCTGTAATTTCTGTGTCTGATTACACAAGAAATACAGATACAACTGAAACTAGACTAACAGACCAAGAAATATCTTTAGTTGTTGATAGTGCTAAAGCTTTCAAATTCATCGTAGATGATATTGAAACTAATATGTCACATGTCAACTTCAAAGAGGTAGCTTCTTCAAGTGCTGCATATGCATTAAAAGATTCATATGATGCTGCTGTTATTGCTACTATGTTCTCAGGAGTTTCATCTTCATCACCAGACCATGTGTTAGGTGCTGATAATGCTACAGACTTAGGTGCTGGAGTATATGATGGAACTGGTAACATAGACTTAGGTGTATCTGGAGAAACAGACCCTCTAGACCTTATGGCTAGAATGGCAAGACTTTTAGATGAACAAAATGTACCTGAAGAAGGTAGATGGTTTGTCGGAAGTCCTGACTTCTACGAAGTATTAGGTCAATCAGCTTCTAAATTGTTATCTGTAGACTTCAACGCAGGTCAAGGTTCAATTAGAAACGGATTAGTTTCAAGTGGTAAACTAAGAGGATTTGATATGTACAAGTCTAACAACATTGCTTCAACATCTAATGCTGCTGGTAAATGTTTAGCTGGTCATATCAGTTCTACTGCAACTGCTAATACTATTCTCTCAACAGAAGTGTTAAGAGACCCAACATCGTTTGGTGATATAGTAAGAGGCTTACATGTCTATGGTGCGAAAGTACTTAGAAGTGAAGCTTTAGTAAGTGCATTCTATGGCATTGATTAATATCAATACGGGGGAGGCTTCGGTCTCCTCCATTTTTTAGGAAAAAATATGAAAGTTAAAGCACCTAAAGGTTATCATTGGATGAAACAAAAAAATGGTAGTTTTAAATTAATGAAACACACAGGAAAGTTTGTCAAGCACAAAGGTGCAAGTTTAACAGCAAACTTTGCAATACAAAAACAACATAAAAAATAATGGCTACAACATATTTAGATTTAACAAATGAAGTTCTTAGAGAACTAAATGAAATACCTTTAACTTCTGCAAACTTTGCAACTGCAATAGGATTACAAAAATTTGTAAAAGATGTAATTAATAAATCTATTTTTGATATAGCTAATGCAGAACCACAATTACCTTTTTTTAGTCAAGGTGTAAGTGGAGGTACAGACCCTTTTTATGGTAATGTAACAGTAGCAAGTGTAGAAGGTCAAAGATGGTACACTTTAAAATCTGATAGTTCTAGTATAACTACAGACTATGCTTCAATAGATTGGGATGATTTTTATATAACAACAATAAATGTAAGTGGTGAGTCAAGCCCTTATGTTTCTAAAGGATTAAAATTTTTAACACTTGCAGATTGGAGAAGATATTATAGAGATAGTGAAAATGCAGATGATGCTAATTCAACCCATGCTGAACCAATATATGTTATTAAGTCTCCAGATAGTAGGAAATTTGGGTTAAGTCCAATACCTGATAAAGTTTATAATGTGCATTTTTATGCATTTACAAAACCTACAGCTTTAGATGCTCATGGAGATACAATGATTTTACCAGAACAATACAGTAATGTAGTAACTTCTAGAGCTAGATACTATGTATGGCAATTTAAAGAAAGTCCACAACAAGCAGCTTTTGCTTTAGAAGATTATAAAAAAGGAATGAAACATATGAAATCTAATCTTATGAATCCAACTCCTAAATATATGACAGATGATAGGACATACTTTTAATGGCAAGTAGTCAACCTTATACAGTTGCAGTAAATGGAGGTTTAGTTAAATCAGCTAATGTAATTGATTTACTTAAGACTCCCGGAGTTGCAAAAGATTTAAGAAACTTTGAGGTTTCTACAGAAGGTGGTTATAGAAGAATAAATGGCTATCAAAAGTTTGGTACTACAAGTGCTGTAAAACCTACCGGAAGTACAACAAATATATTAGGTGTATTTCCATATGCAGATGGTGTAATAGCTACTGCAGGTACAGCAATTTATTTTAGTAATGATGGACAAACTTGGGTAAATATAGGAAGAAGTTCTGTATCAGATAGTGGAGATAACTATTCAACTTTTACAGGAAGAAGTACACTAACAAGAACTTCACAAGGACAATGTCAGTTTACATTATTTGATGGTGCTACATTTGATTATGGTCAAGTTATTATAGCTGATGGAGCTAATAAACCTTACATATTTAGAATGGAAGGTACAGGAGATTTAAATACTAGAACATTTTTTTCAGAAGAAATAACTGTATCAAGTACTAAGGGTGTTAAATATGTTACAACTCATGACAAACATTTAATAGCTGCAGGAGTTGAAGATAATTTAAGTACAGTATTTTATAGTGCTACATTAGACCCTACAAGCTTTAGTGGTACTGGGTCAGGTTCTATAGTATTAGAAGACCAAATAGAAGGAGTCAGAGGATTCCGTAATGAATTATTTATATTTTGTACAAACAGTATATTTAAATTAATAAATATAAATGATGCAAGTAATATAGCTATAGTACCAGTTACAAAAAATGTGGGCTGTTTAAGTGGTTATAGTATTCAAGAAATTGGTGGTGATTTAATATTTTTAGCACCAGATGGATTAAGAACAGTTGCTGGTACTGCAAGAATTGGAGATGTTGAGTTAGGTACAGTTAGTAAAGCTATACAACCTTTAGTAACAGAACTAGCAGAAAACATAAATACATTTGTAATAGATAGTGTTGTAC